TGCACTCATGACTGATCGTCAAGACGATTAAGTGCATTACGGTCATAACGCAAGTCCGCAGGCACTAATTGTTCTACAGCAGATGGCGAACGCATAAGGTCACGCATTTCTGAGTTGATGCCACCATTAGCGATAACATGCTCACCATTTATAATGAGACTTTGGCAGTTGGTTTCAATTGCCTTGCCAACAGGTTGCTGACCTGTTTCATCATATAAGTATATTTCTATTTTCATTTTGACCTCCTAATAGTCATTTGTTTATTGTTCTATCTTAGCAAATGGTTACTAAATGTAAACCCCTAAACATAAATTAGTGCATGTTTTTTTTCACGCTTTGCGTCAGGTAATCCCTGGGGAAAACGGCAGGAGCTGCCTGGTGGCCAGGAGGCCTCTGTATATTGTGTTAACTAACTGCCAGTTGGGCAGCCCGACCCGAAGCTGTTACTCAACCCCGATCCCGAGCGCCCATTAGGAACACCAGCAGATAAATTAGTATGGTTAGCTCAAGCACTTGTATTGTTCTTCCCAGTAATCATCAATATAACCGTAATCATATATTGGGAAGACGCACTTATCCGAACCCCAGAAGCCCTGGATCTCTTCGTTAAATGTGTCAATCCAGACGGTAGGCCCGCCCCCTGCTAACATCAGCCTGCATCCTAAGTACTCCCCGCTGCCGTCTATTATGTAACGGATGGCGTAGGCCTCGTAGTGATAATCGTCATCTTCGTCTTTGGGATAAAAACGCATTTCACCCGCTGATGCGTCCTCAGCATACCGCTTGCACATGTCGCGCAGTTCTTCTTTGGTGTCACTCATGACAGCGGTACAAATTGCATTTTTGGCTCAACCTTGAATCCTTCAGGGTGCCAGGTGATGCGCTCCTTCACGCGGTCCAGATCTAGATCCGAGTCAATCATATTCTGGTCTTTGTCTTCAGTCATGATTACCGCACGCCCTGCGTAAGGCTGGCCCATCAACGAGAAATAACGGTTATCTTTTAGCAGCCCCTCATCATCCAGGACCATAATGTTATCTACGCTAACACTTACCACGTCAAACAAGTCACACTTCATCAGAGCTTTTAAGCTTTCAGCTTTGCCGTCTGATTCTACATGCGCAACGGTTTGTTCGAATGGATCTATTAATATAAGTCTATTTGTCATTTGCTTCTCCTATAAAGTAATGAATGCTCAATATATATAACTGGTTACAGATTGTCAACTATTATTTTTAATATTTTCACCAGGCTTCGCGTCAGGCCCTGGG